GAAACGCTCGGGCGGGGTTGTGGTAAAATACGCCAACCAATAAGGCGGATCCGGCGTGACGTATTGCAGCGACGTGGCGTCCCAGACACCCGGCGCATTTTCACCCCATACAATCGGCGGGGCGGACTGTATGGCGGCAAGGCGCGTGCGCAGGGCTGTTTTGATGTCTTTGTGGTTCATCCAACCCGCGCCTTTGCTTTTGCAATAGATGCCCGCACAACCGCGGGCCATTGATCGACGGCACCTTCGACAAAGTGCGCGCCGGGTCGCCCGCGATTGCCGTTGTTCACCGCCGCCGCATATTCTGCCGTCCAAGTAAATGTTGCCACGTCGCCGCCCTTCATGTTGCCAGCGACCATGATGTAGGATTCTTTGCCTTCACCCGACGCACCGCCCGCGATTGACGATTGCAGGCTGTTGCGCAAATTTCCTGTGTCAACCGGGAGCCTACCCCCTTTAGACTTCGGTGTTTGAGCGACAGAAATTACCGTTTGAGTCGCGTCCTTCAGCACAGCGTCAATCCGGCGTTCGGTCTTTTTTGTCCACTGATCAAGCTGAGCAAAAGTGTATCGGGCCATCAGGTCAGCCTCGCGAAGAAGTCGATGCGGATATCAGAATAGCATCTGCAATTTATGGTTTCGCCAGGTGGCGCACCCATACTTGAATCGCCGGGATACATCATTGAGTAGCCACCCACAATAAACGGTTGCCCCTGTGGCACGGGGTCTTGCTTGTCCGCGTCAAGGTGAGACTGTCGCGTCCTACCATCCTCACCAGTGCTGTCCCAAGCCCGAACCACGTCCTGCGCCTGAACATCGTTGTTCGGGTTTTCGATCAACTGATTCAGCGCCTCTTGCCGCCCGGCGTTCAATGCCTTGAGCGTTTCGGTGCGGGCAATGGTTTCGCCGCGTTGCCGCAATAACTTGTTCGAATACTGCTGCGCCATGCGGTCGATGTCTGCCTGCGCCACAGGTCTGCCATCAGCAATGGCCCGGCGCACAATTCCGTCAAAGCGTTTGTCCCGCCGGGTGCGCGTGAAGTAATGAGACGCTGTGGATGGGTCTGCAAGTTCCTGCCGCAGCCCCGGAATGAGCCTCTGTGTTACAGGGTCAATCCTGCCGTTGACATAGCCCGCCTGCGTGCTGTGCAGCCCCACCAGCCCGCCTTGCCGCGTGCCGTTGACTATGCGCCCGCCGATGTCCAGCGCGGTGCGTCGCGGCCCTGCGCCTGCCTCCAGCCCGGCCCGGATCGTCTGGGCAATCATCACGCGCGTGTCGTCCACTACCTCAGTCACCAGCTTCGATCCAAGTTCCAGCGCAATCCGCTCGGCCCGCTCATTCCGGCCCCCGAATGACTGCACAACGCGGCTGGCAATTGGCGCGCGGCGGGTGGCGTGCTGAAACGCGCCCATCTGATAACTGCCGCCCGCGGTCATGGCCGCAGTGATTGCCGTATCTGTTTTGAACAAATCGGCGGCGTCAAAACGCAATGCACGAAACGCAGCGTCCACATCACCGCGCGCAATGGCAGCTTCAAGCGCCTTCATGTCAACACCAGCCCGCGCCTGACGCATTGCCGCGACAAACTCCGACCGGACGCCGGGCCAGGTGTCATCCAGAAGCTTCAGAAAAGCGCGTCTGGTGTCGCGGGTTGTCATACATCCACCTCAACCTGCGTCAGCCCCATCGCGGCGAGCGTTGCCAGCGCGTCGTCACTTACGCAAGCGGTCAGTTTGTCGGGCATGGCCGTCACAGGCGTCAGGCTGAACACCAGCGCCGCTTGTGCGCGATTGGCCCCTGCCATGTTGACGGTGTTGTCAGTGTCCCATGCGGGGCGCTGTAGGCCGCTCTGTGCTGTTGTGGTGAATGTGTCGGACACGGGCAGACTTGCGCAGGCGTAGAGATTGCCATCCACGTCATGCCAATTCAGCGCCACGTAGGTTTCTGCATCTTCGGGACCGTAGCCCAGCACCATTGCGATCTGATTTGCATCGTCCCGCAGCGCCTCGGGGCAAGCGATTGTTAGTCTCATTAGTAACCTCCTGTAACTGTTACAGTCCATCCGCGAGAGCGCAGTGTGTCGATTGCGGGTTGGCCTGTTCCTACTGATGGGGCCGATCCGTCCGATTGATCGAACACACGTGTTCCGGTGGCAATACCGGATGCCACGAGCGACACCAGAACATTGTCAATGCTGGTTTCGGTTAGGGCTGTGTTTGTAAATGCGTCGGTAAAGTTCCCGCCTTTTACGTTGTCGAAGGCATTAGCTGGGAAGCTGGTGAGGCTGGTGCAGCCACGCCATGCCTGTGTGAAATTAGTCCCTGCTGATGTGTCGATAAGTGGGAAACTTGTTAGGCTGGTGCAGTTCTGCCAAGCATTAGTGAAGTCAGTCCCTGCTGACGTGTCGATCAGAGGGAAGCTGGTGAGGCTGGTACAGTCACGCCATGCCTGTGTGAAATTAGTCCCTGCTGATGTGTCGATAAGTGGGAAACTTGTTAGGCTTGAGCATTTAAACCACGCCAAACTAAAATTAGTCCCTGCTGACGTGTCAATAAGTGGGAAACTTGTTAGGCTTGAGCAGCTAAACCACGCCAAACTAAAATTAGTCCCTGCTGACGTGTCAATAAGTGGGAAACTTGTTAGGCTTGAGCAGTTGAGCCAAGCGTAACCGAAACTAGTCCCCGATGACGTGTCGATCAAAGGGAAGCTCGTCAGGCTGCTGCAGCCACGCCAAGCCTGACCGAAACCAGTCCCCGATGACGTGTCGATCAAAGGGAAGCTGGTGAGGCCAGTGCAGTTCTGCCAAGCATTAGTGAAGTCAGTCCCGGATGATGTGTTGATCAGAGGGAAGCTGGTGATTTCCGACCAATCCCGCCAGAAACTTCCAAAGTTGGTCACAGCCCCGTAACTCGCCGTCGCGCCATTCTCCACAAAGTAAGCCTCGGTCGCAGCAGCATCCCCCGCACTCAAAGCCCCGTCGCGGATCAACTGCCCGACAATTGCGTCGCCGGGAAAATACTGACCACCCCTGCCGCCAATGTCATAAGCGCCCGCTGGAATTGTCACACCGTAGCTTGCAGTACCTTGGTCGGTTGCCAAGACCATCGTCCCCGTGAAGCCACCCGCAGGCACTGTCACGGTCATTCTATCGTCAACCCTATCAATCGTGACCCGGTCGGGGGCTGTCTGATAGATCGGTCTAGCCGCCGCAGTGGCCTGCGTGGCGTGGTTGTCGTTGCCGGACAGATCGGCCAGCCCCCCAACGCCCTGACCTACTTCGGCAGGAATAGTTCGTGTAGTGTTAGTAAATATTGTAGTAGCCATTTTCGTTACCTTTCAGGTTTAAACAGTAGGCCTTCTTGGCCGCCCGCGAATAGCAACTCGAGGGAAAGCTCTCCGGATTGCACAACTTCCAGCCATAGGCCTTCTTGACCGCCCGCGAATAGGGACGTGGGGGTGAAGCCGCCGTCTTGCACAACGCCTCTTTTTTCTGCGTAGTATTGCCGGGCATCAGCACGCTGTTGTGCCGTCAGTAGCTTGTCGATGAAGGTGCAGCCGTAGAACTCGGCATTGCCCCAGGCACTGTTGGCGATCCGTCCGATGTAGAGCGGGCCGATACCAGTGTTCACGATATTTGACCCCGAGGCGTTCTCTTCCGTTGTGCCGTTGGACAGGACATGGTCGCCCAATGTGCCCCCACCCGGAAGGCGGACACCGACCACGCCGTCTGATGAAAGCCCTGAGACATACGCGCTGCCCCCGATCTCGACACGCATATTGCCGTTATCTTCCCGCACGGTCCACCGCTCGCCGTCATTGCCCCCGATGTTGAGCGTGAGCACAGGACCCCCCGGACCGGAACCGCCGATATATTCCCGCATGCTGTTGCCGCTTACATTGATGTTGGACTGCGTGACAAGTGCATCATTGATACCGTCAAATTCGAGATAATACCTGCTGTTCGCATCTTGTCGCAGCACAGGGGATGCAGACAAGGAAGTGTTTTGTGCGTCGTTTCCGTTCCCTGACTTGTCCGCGATGAACCGGACCACATCCCCGACTGCGGGAACACTGCCGGACTGGTCTGGCTCCGTGTTCATGCTGGACAGATCGGATACATCGTAGACGACCCCTGTCTCGCTTCCCGTGAACAGATCAGCAGGGGAGAACCCGCCTGATTGCATCATAGCCCCCAGCCTTGGCAACCGCAGTCCGCGAAAAGCTAGGTTACGCATCTGCATGGCTTACGGAAGCGACCGACGCAGTGTTTGCAAACGCCCAAACGCGGTTTGCTCCATCCACACCCGGCCAAAGCTGCGCAATCGTCATATCAGCAGCAAGGACATTCCCGCCACCCAATACAATTGTGCCCAGCATCGTCG